TATGTAAGCATAGTGATTGTAAGACCTGCATTTACACCAAGTTCTGTTTTCTTTGTAGCAAACTGCAAGAAACGCATTACAGGTAGTGCCTTAAATTCAATTTCCTTTGAATAAACTGTTCTGATAGCGTCACTGAAAACAACACCGCCGTTTTCAGTAGCACCTGCTGTTGTTACTTTTGAGTCTGCATATGCCTTCATTGCGTTTTTTGCCAACGCCTTAGACATAAAACTCTTAAAAATAGATTTCTTGTTAAACATTTTAAGATTTCCTCCTTTAATTTTTATCTCAATCCCATTTTCTTACGCCATTCAGCATACTCTGGTGACGCTGGGTCAAGATTTCTCACATCTTCTAAACTTGTGTCCCCAAACGTATTCATTGGATTTTGTGGGTTTACACTTGGTACTGACGGCTTTGTGTTACCCGAAGGATTTTTTTTCGGAGCTGGAGTGCTTGTCACACCCATTTGCTCTTTAGCCTTTTGAGTTAGCTCTTTAGCCTTTTCAATCGAAGCGTCAATCTCCTCTTTCGTAGCACCTGTAACTGTTTCCATAAACATAGGTAAGATAGCGTCTTTGACTTCATCTTTAACAAGCTGTTCAGTTCTGTAAAGTTTAACTTCATATTCCTGCTCAACTTGCTGTCTGATTGTTTCTTCATCAGTTGACTGTTGCTTTAGTGTTTCAATAGTGCCTTCAAGTTCCTTAATCTTATTCTTCAAGGTTGTAACTTCTTCACTATCGCCGCCATTTTTCAAATTGTCAATTTCAGCCTTTAAAGTACCTGCTTCCAACAAATTCTTGTTGTTCTGCTTAGTCATTTCTTTCAAATCGTCCTTTAAAGTCTTAATTTGAGTGTAAAGTTTATCCTTTTCTTCCTTTCTCGCTCTTGCAATTAGCTCCTCATAATTTATTTGAGAAGGTTCTGTCAGTTGCGAAGTCGAAGCTGGGTTTGGTGCAGGTGGTGTTTGTGGTGCTGGTGGTTCTTGTCCACCGTTGCCATCACCTTCATCTGCAAAGGATTTGTGTAGTAGTCCATTAATGATACGACTAAATTTTTCTGCGTTCTTTCTGCTTTTTGTAAACATAAATTTTTACCTCCAATATTAAGTTTCATAATAAAAATAACACACATTGTAGATTTTGTAAAGTAGTTTACTAAAATATGTGTTATTTTTATCTATAAGCGATTTAATTGCTTAGGTATGTAGTTGTATTAGTCATTACCATTCTTGCCGTTTAAGGCTATTCTCATATGTTCTGCGGCGGTTTCGCCATTCATTATGCCACTGTTCAATGACGGATTGCCATTTTCACTCTTATTTTTTGAAGCAGAGCTATAAATATCAGGGTGTTCTTCCCTATCCTTGTCCACACGCTTAATGTATTCTTCAATGTTTTCACGTCCCATACGTTTCATTGCTCCGTATCTATCTTCAATACCCATAGACATCTCCATTTGAATTTGTTGTAATTCAATAAGAGTATCTTTCGGAAGTGTATCGGCAAGCTCAACTTCCGTATGGAAAAAATCTCTGTTGGTAATTCCTTCGGGTTTTTTCACGATACCTTCACACAAAGCTACTAAAATAATCATTTTATTAACTTTTTCAAGTCCTGTTTCGGTGTTCATTTTCTTAATTCGGGTTTTTTCAATCAATGGTAAGTTGATATATTGAAGTGCTACACCACTTGTATTGCTTATTGCTTGTGCTCCACCTAAAACTGTTTCAGGTACGCCGCCAATTTCACACATTGCAAGTTTTAAGTTAGTGATATAATCTTTTGCAGTACCACCGTCACCTTTTTGTTCAAGGTTTTCTACCTTAGCGTCTTTTGGCAGTCCACCCCATACTTTATTAGCTCCCTTTTCAATATTGCTTATCTTTGCACCATAAACAACTGTAATAGGAGCTGAATGATAACTGATAATTTCTGAAACATTTGACTGCTTTAAATTATATTCCACATTCAAAGGAATAATATCATCAAGGTCGCCAACACCTTCAACCTTACCTGCAATACTCAAATTCTTGATTTGTACAAAAGGTATAACACCATACTTATTCTTATCTGTACGTTTCACATCACCGTCAAAAGTTTCAATGGTATCTTTTGTCCAAACCTGTCTGAATAGTGTTTCCTGTTCCTGTGTCTTAAAACCTACGCCGACTTTTACCTGCTTTTTATACACATACATAATAGTCAGCTTATCAAGTTGCTTTGTATTATGTGGGTTAAATTCAGGGAACACTATGTTAGTCGGAATAACTGATACACTTATTCTTCCGTCAGGGTATTCACCAAACGGGTCATCTAAATCTTCCGCTTTATCATAGTTTACTCTTATCCACGCTTCACCTGTTACAGACTTTGTTTGTCCCATTTCAATGCTTAGTCCATATTGGTCGTTATCTTCCCAAACATCTTCCAAAAACTCAAACAAAGTTCTTCCGTCATCTGTAATTATCTTATCAGACATATTACTGTGAGTTGTAAAGCTCCACGCTTTACCAAGTTCAAACGATACAAACTTGTTTACAAAAGCACGACAATAATTGACTGAAAGTTCTACGTCATCTGTACAGGGTATATCTTCCCAGTGATAGCCTTCATAAAAGTTCCACGCTGTTCTTATTCGTGAAAGTCTATTAGACCACTTTGTATCAATATCCCCCTTTAAGTTCAAAAGGGTATTGTAGTAAGCGTCACCATTCAAGACGCTTCTTATTCTCTCAAAACCTAACATAATTATCTTCTCCTTCTCGCTGTAAAGCCTGAAATAGCTCTATAAAAAGATTGCTCATTTCTTGACTTACCCATTAAACTATCTCTGTTCACTGTTTCCGTTTCATTTACTACACCTTCGTCCATACAACCCCACACTGCCAAACCCCAACTGTCACAATTACCTGTTACAGCTATTTTGTCATTTCTACGAGTAACTATATAACCATTGTCTACATTTACGCACCAAACTTTTCCGTTATAGTCTGTTACACTTACCTCTTTTATTCGTGTGCAATCACCTTGCATTAAATAGCAATTATACATTTCGCCACTTTTGCGTATAGAGGTTTTTATTCCGCATTTGTGTGCTAACTCTTGAAAATCACGAGCTAAATCATAACTGGCTGTATGATAAGTGTTCCTTGTAATTGTACCGTCACCATACATAAGAGTATCTAAGAGCAATCTTAACTGACGTAATGAAAAATCATTTAACCATTTTCGAGGTATTCTGTGTATTCCGTCAGCAAGTAAACTGTCAAATAAGGCATTATCTTTCTTGTGGTACACCCAGTAAGTTAGTCCGTCTTTACGAGTATAAATGTATGGGTTTAAGCCTAATTTTTTAACCATAGCTTGTATTTCACTATATTTTAAACTTTTTATTGATTGACCGAAACAGTATCTTTTTGAATTATATCTCTTATCAAAATTTATCCAACCCTCTGTTATAAACCAGCCACACTGCTTAATCAACTCGTCACTTATTGGATAATCAGCCTTATCTTGAATAGGTGCAACTGGTATCTGCAAAGTATTGTATCTTTGTTCATTAGGCATTGCAAAAAGTGACTGTGATAACATATCTTTATAGCAACCACTGTTTCTATGCTTAACTAACATCTTATGATTTTCTGTTACCTTTAGAGCTAAATCCTTTGACTTAAATTCATACATTTTGCCACAATAATCTTTGTGTATTATTTTAGTTGGTTTCCTATATACAATTTTTCCGTCAACAACACTTGCCACTAAAGTATCAGAGGTCATTTTATCATAAGTTATAAAGCCTTTATCAGTAAGTATTTCTGTATCAAGAGATAAACAAAAATCGTCGTGAGCGTTCTTCTCGTCAGGGTGAGATACCACAAGTTGTGAGCCTCTGTAATCTTTCTGCAACTCACCTAATTGCTCAATAAATTTATGATATTCTTCTGACTTCAATACTTCTTCGGACGCTGGCACTCTTGCTCTACCACTTGAAATCTCCGTTTCAAGATTTTTGTACATTTCAGACTTACTCTTTGTAGTAAAAATATAAGGTATAACCTCACAATTTAAGTTTGCTCTAAGCCTATGTGATATACTTGCTTCTCTTGTAGCGTCACATACAACCTTAGCTAACTTAAAGTGTGATAAAAAGTCCATAATCATATAATATTGTTCTTCATAGTCGGGCATATTTGATATTTTTAGCCAACTCTTTATATAAGTATTATATGTCTTATAAACCATAGTTTCACCAGTTTCAGGGTCAACCCTTTCATCAAATTGCAAAGGTTGTGTCCAATCAACTTCTACGATTGTGATAACGGTATCATCACCCTTACCACCTAAGTCTATACCTGCAACGTGCGTTCTTGACTTGTCATAAAGAGATACGTCCAAAAGCGGTTCAAGATTATTTTGTTCAAACTGCTCTATATCAATAAACATACCTCTTTCCAATATCCACTTTAGCTTATAGGACATTTGGTACTCGTCTGACTTCTCACCCAAACTTCTCTTTTCACCTTCAATGTACTTTGCATACCAAGGGTTATATTTTGCGGCTACATCACAATCGTACTCAAAATGGTTTCGTACTCTTGTTTCACCATTATCATATTCAAGTTTGTTACGCTGAATTGCGTCATAGAAATTACCTTTAAAGGTTGTCGCTGTTCCGATTTTAACCTTTGTAGCATTATAAGCAGCACCCATAGGGTGGATAGACTTAGTAATCTTGTAATTACTAATATCTTGACAATTATGGACTAAAAGAGTGTCTGCAAAGAAGTTATGATTATCTTCTATTGTTAGGTCAAAAACTTCTATCTCGTCTACTGACTTTATCTCTATTGACTCAATTTCTTCTTCCTGTAATACTCTTTCATATATTCCCTTTGGTGCTTCTTTCGACATTTCTCTGAACAAAAGGTTACCTTTCTTCTGTGATAGGGCAATGTCATCTTTCCGCACACTGCACAAGGAACTTTTACATCTGTTATCTGAATTTTGTACTGCATTGAAGATATTATGTAAGGTTGTATCAATCGCTGAAATTTGTTCTTTTCTTTCTCCCTGAAATACAGGAATGGTTTGTTTATTCGTTTGTCCATTCTTATTTGGGGAGTTATATTGAATTTTTCCGTCAGCCAATTCACCAATAGCTGATTTTCTTCTACTATGAAGCCTTGCGTATGAATACACATCATTCCATAAAAACTTCCGTCGTCTTGATACCAATAAGCTAATGCTTCCTCGTTTAGTAAATCTAAAGTTGACCTTTTTATTACTTTCTTTCCATTTACATAAAATAGATTGTAATAGTCTTTTAATTCGGGTAAACACCTTGTTGTAAATCGACAAAGTTGATTTCCCTTCCCTAAATTCTGTACTATCTTTGGCTCTTGTAGACAAAGATGTTTCACCTTTTGATATTTGTCCCAAACGTACTCTTTTTGCTTTGCAGATTGACTTACTACATATCGGGGATTTTTTGAATATTTTTTGTCGGGATAGATTATACTTCCGTCCCCTAACAGTGTTCCCAAAATCATTTGGTTCATTTTCTTCACCACTTTCTTGTGTTGTATACATATATGATAACACAAAATCATCTTTTGTCAAGTGGTCTGCTCTAACATATTGATTTTTATTCGGAACAAAAATTTTATGATTATCTGTACACACAATTTTCTTACCTGATTTAGTTGTTATGGTTACAATCTTTCTGCCATATAAAGGTTGACTAAAACTTCTTTGCACCTTTTTCAACTCAACTTTTCTCTTTGAATGGTTATAAGAGTATACCTTATCACCAACTGATACATCTTCAATATTCTTTTTGCCCTTTTCTGTGAGTATAGGTGTACCTTTAACAAAGCACTCCTCGCAGATAATTAATTTAAAGGACTCACCTTCGATTGATGAACCGTCACTGGCTGAAATAGCCGTAACGAATGAGCCATTACTTAGAGAACACGTCTGTCCATTTGACGTGGTAAACTGTAAATTAAAATCAGGGTCATTTAAGACTGCTTCTGCTGACGGACTTATAAGTCTACTACGAATACGGTTGTATGTAATTTGTGCCTGTCTTTGTGACGGAGCAAATATACCAATCCATAAACCGTCCCTAAACGGTTGCAGTCGCTTATCATTTGCAAACATAGGCATATTTGCAAGTTGTGGTAGCAAAATCATCATACCACCTGATGTATCTGAAATTGTTTCTGACTTACCACTCTGTCTTGCAAATAAAGCTGTTATTTCTGCACCGTCATTTGTTAAAACGGAGCGAATAACTCTCTTTGAAAATTGTTCCTGATAGGGATATAGTGTTCTTCCCGAATATACTTCAATGAAATTAAACACTAAGTTCACCAATTCAGATGTTGTAACACTGCCTGCTAATGTGTATTTCAGATTATCAGTCACTTCTAAGTAAGTGAGGAATAACCAGTAAAATATACACTTTATATCAATCCATAAGCTATGCAAAACCTTTCTCCATTTCATTTAATCACCGCCTTTTACATTCTACAATAAAAAATAGAGGGTTTTCACCCTCTATATTCTCATATTATTCTGTTTTTGTCAAGACTTTCGTAAGTGTAAAATCATCTAAATAAAGCAATTCGGCTGACTTTGCAGATAATATTTTAGGTAGTCTACGCTTTATATAAAACATTCCTTTTCTCGTCCTATATAACTTATTTTCGACTACATTACCTGCCTTTTTGTAACCGTTATCTTCTCGTTCAAATAAACAAGTTTTCGCTTTAATCTTGTCATCTACCTTTATAAGTTTCAAACAAAGCACAAACTTATCACTTAACTTCAAAGAATAACGAAAATCGTTGTAATTACGTTCTTTACCCAAAATGGTCTGTCCAAGTACAAACTAAATTATCCTTGTCATCTCTCATTCTTAGGAAACGAGGGTGTCTTAGCTTGCCTGTGTCCTTGTATTGTTCATTCGCTTTAACTTCAATGACTTTACCTATCATACTACCCCGATTATCTGTGAAATACTTTCGCATTTCATCATCAAAACCACCGCAATCACCGACTTCAACAACCTTATACTCTTTACCGTCAGAAAGTTTCATTTTCTGTGTGGTAAACTTTTTACTCTTTGATAACTTCGCAAATTCTTCTTCTGTAATGATTACCCCATATCGGATATTACCTACCCAATTCTCAAAATAGTACCTTGTTACAGGCATAAAGGACTTTTTAAGCTCTTTTGCTGGTGTAGCAAGACATCTATTAGGGTCTTGTTTTTCGTTAGTTTTAGGGTCAATCCAATAGCCCCAACTGTCATCAGGGAATTTACCTGTGTATTCTTCTGTCGGCTCTGTAAAGCCCATTATTATAACGTCACGAGTTAAAAACTTCTTAATTTTCTGATATTCTCTGCCACGCTTATGATAATACTTTCCGTCAATGGGTTTTAGCATTATTCCTTCACCGCCGTGCATTACTATCCACTCGTAATACTCTTTAGGTGTAAGTCTTATCCAAAAATCACTTTCATTCCCTGCATTTTTATATAACTTGACTTTATTAAACAAGTTCGGATATACACTGTAAGTAGCATTTAGCAACTTTAAATCTTTGTCACCTACAAAAACTGGGGTGTTATTTTTGAAGTAAGGCACTCTCCGAATATAAGGAAAGCCTGACGGATACTCTTCTTCGTAGAAGTTATTTATTTTACGAATTATCCTATCAAGAAAACTCTTTCGCTTATATAAAGGCATTTTCTCAATCTTGATACCCTTGTAATAAAGAATATCAAACACATTTAAGCATAAAAAGCCTTTTTCCTGTTGACGTTCAATAGCTGTATCATAGGTACAATTTAAGATACCTGATATATCATTGAAAGGCACATCAGGGATATACATTTCACCGTCTAAAATAGTGCCATTAAGTTCAGGGATATGTATATCTCTTAGTTGAGGAACACTATCAGTGTTTTCTGTCAGCCAACCTGATTTTTTACTCTCTCTACGGCTAAATACTCGTGCATAGTCAGAGTAAAAATGTATTGTACCACGAGTGCCGTCAAGTTTTTCTTCTACAAAATAGTTAGGGCTGTTAAGTAGTTCTTCTTGCTTACTCTCGTCCACTTCTTTAGCGGTCATAGGCACTGTGTATAGAACATTGTTCTTTATGTAATCTTCTCTATTCCAGTTAAGGAATTTGGGTTTATCCGACCAATATTTATCCATTGCTTACACCCTTACCTTTTTGCGTTTTTAGTGTTCTTAGCTCTTTCAGCCATTCAGAAGTGGCATAAAACAGCTTTTTGTTTTCACCTGTGGCATTTTTAGAGAAATAATCTATCGCTGACTCAATAGTTACGCTTTGCGGAATAAAATTCTGCAAATTTATATCACCTTCGGCTACCTCATCACTATCCATTTCTTTCAGAATATCACTCTGATAGCGTTTAGGTTTATGCGTAATATCTTTATTTGGGAATTTCCCTGTTGTAGTAATGTGCATTTTATTCACTCCTTTAAAGATAAAGAGGGAGCATTTATAAAGTGCTCCCTATTAACGTGTATTTAATTATTCTTCTTCACTTTCATACTCGCCGCCGCAAATTTCGCAGATAAATGTATCATCTTCTTCATTGTATTGGAGTGGCTGACCGCAGCAGTAAGGCTCACCGTTTAGTGTATAAGGTGCACCTTCTTCAACTTCGTCACCTTCATCATCAATGAATAGCATTTTTAGTTGAAGATATGCGTCAAACAATTCATCATTATCCATATCGTCAATCTCATCTGCTGACTCGTCATAGTATGCCTTTAGAGCCTTTTTCATTGTGACTGCCTTTAGCTTACCGTCATCATATTTCTTTTCAAGCATAGATTTTAGAGCTTTTAGTGCCTTTTTACGAGCTGGTTTGATGTTAGGGTTACTTAGGTCATTTACATCTTCTTCGTCACCTTCATCTTCAACATCTTCATCTTTGTAATCATCATCTTCATACTCGTCATCTTCAGGTTCTTCTTCATTTTCACCTTCGCCATTGATTGCAATAGCACCGTCTTGTACTGCCTTGATTAACTTGTTGATTAAAGCCTGACGCTTACCCTTTGCGGAGATACCTGCTTCAACAAGTAAGTCTGCAATTTCTTCCGTTTCCATTTCGGATACTCTATCTTCAATTTCTTCCGCAAGACTTTCTTCATCATCAATAGGCTCTGCTTCAACATCTTCTTCTTCGCCGTCATCTTCGTCTGTATCATCTTCATCTTCAACATCTTCAAGTGTTGTTTCTTCTTCGTCATCTTCGTCAAAATCTTCTTCAATCTGTTCTGACGCACCTAAAATGTTGTCAATTAAAGTTTCTCTGTCACCCTTTGCTGATACACCGACTTCTTTGGCAATCTTTTTTAGCTCATTATACTTTTTGCCGTCAAGAGCTTCTTTTGTATAAATATCGTCTGTTTCATCAGATGTTTCGTCAACTTCGTCAACTTCTTGCTTTTCAACCTTTGACTTCTTAGTTGTCGACTTCTTAACAGGTACAACCTTTTCAGATGTTTTTGGTGTTTCCAATGTACCAGCTGTTTCCAATGTACCAACTGTTTCAGCCAACTCTGTCATTTCAAATACAGGTAGTGCCATAAGCATATCTGTATATGCGTCAAAGAAGTCTGCCATTGCCTTCTTCATATCCAACACCGATTTAATTAATTGTTCCTTATTGTTTGCCATAATAAACAACCTCCTTGATTTTTTATATTTTTATTTTCTTTGATAACGTATTTCGTTATCACTATGACTACATTATAGCATACTAATTTTTATTTGTCAAGTAAGGAAAATCCTCATTCCATAGACAATGCGTATTTTTTCAACCAATCATTCAAAAACAATGATTTATGCTCAATTTTCATCATCTCTGCATAAACCTTATCAAGAGCCTTAATCAACTTTTCTCTTGTTTCTTCGTCCGTTTCAGGTAAATCTATCTTAACTAAATAAGCGTCCTTTACCTTTTGCAGACTTAAATATGTATTCTCCAATAAAACATCAAGTGACTTAACATAACCATAATCGGCTTTCTCTAAATGCTTTTCAAAATCAAGCATATTGCCGTCTATAAGCTGACTTAGTTCACTTATAAAGCCTTTTTCAAAGGCACTCGCTTTTTTACTTCCTGATATTATCATACTTAAAACTCCTTACTCAATTTTAATAATACAAAAGCTGATACTCCACACATCAAAGAGCTAAAATAGTCGCCCCTTATAAGTGTTATAAACACTGTTGCCACCAAAAGCAATGATACAATGAGGGAAGCCATTGACCCTATTACCATTAGTACTTCAAGCACTTTTCTCAAAACAGCATTGAATTTTTCTTTAAAACCGTCAGGCTTGCTCTCGTTGTTCTCACCCGAAAGTGCTTTACCCAAATTATTTAATGCGTCTGTTACATCATTCATCTTTAATACTCCTTATAAAACACCCTTGTCATTATTATAAAACAATTTTCTCTCCACTTATTCTTGCGTACATTCTTTTTCAAGTTCTCTGTTGCTTCTTCATAAGTGTTAAAAGTGTTCACTACTTCGTAATGCTCACCGTCTGACATATTATATTTCCTTGCCAAAACATAGTCCTTTTGCTTGATATTTTTCTTATCCACACATAAAATGTCCGTATCACGCTCTGAAATCGCCAAAATCAAGTCTTTTGTACTTACAAGGTCTAATTGTAAGCTAAAGTCTTTTACTTTCTCAAATCGGCGTTTTTGCCCGAATACATTAAGCTCCTGCTTGTCCTTAGGTACTGGTGATAGAAATTCTAAAAGGTCACGAGTCCAAACATAACTCTTGCCATTCAAACTCTTGTACACGACAACAGGGTTTTCAGTGGTACTGTCCATACCAATACTCATTACACGATAGTAGCCACCTTTAAAGTGTCGTACTATTGGCTCGGATTGTAAGTCTACTATCAATTCCACAACCGACTTGCCATAGTAAGTTTCAATCTCGTCAATCAATTCTTGTGTTTTACTGTCCTTTTTCTTAGTTAATTCGTCCATAATTTCCTCCTTATAGCATAAATAGCTTACCAGCATTGTGCCGATAAGCTATCTATGAAACGACTATTCATACTTTTAGTGGGGGAAGTACAAATATTAAATCTGTATAGCTCCCTGCAAGGTGTGACCTTGTTAAACAGACTCTCTGTCAGAAAGCATATACAAGCTATGGTTAGATAGCTTGTATTGTGTCGAAAGGATTGTGAATAAATCACAAATAATGATAAAGCCAGTAGATTACATCAACCACTTAATCAATTCCATATGTAACTCTAAACGAGGTGTAGGAATTCTCGGGTCTACTTAGGAGAGTACTCTTGGGAATTACTCTCCCATAAACCTATTAAATTCAAAGGAGGTGCAATTACCATATGGAGTAACCGCACATTGTCAAAATGACAAACTGAACCTTGCTATGTTAATATGTATAGAGGACTTATTGAAAAACAAGCAAGTAATATACCAAACCATTTAATCAAAAGTTATTAAACTTAGCAAAGTTCAGCGTTTTCATAAGCTCTATGAAAACTATTTAACAATTACTCATTGTGAAATGAGGAGTTGTTTGTTCTGCACTGTTTCACGAACAGTGCAAGTGGAAATCAGTGACTTGAGTAGTTCTATTGTAAGTACCGTTTAATACAATAATCATCTACTCTGCCGCCCCAAACGGTTTTAAGGGACATATATGCTGTCACTGAATTGGTGGGTATTGCAGGTGTCGAACCTGCTCCAAAACAAAAGCTATTCTTCTGAAATGTAGTGCCACCACGAATACCCATATGGTGGTGAATAACCGCTATATTCACCACCATATTAAAATAATATAACGAAAAACAAACATTTTGCCATACAATCGGAATTAAACAAAATGCTTACGTTCAAGCGTGGTTACACAAGAAGTCAAAGCAACCACGCAAGAAACTTGTGCCCCCATTCGGTTATAATGGGTATACGATTTTATTGTTGACCGAACGGGGACTGGCTACACGATTGAGAATTGCACTCAATTACACTTTGAGAGGTCATTACGTTCAGTGGTATTACTATCCCACTCAATGAATGATGTGCTTGTGTACTCTAAGCGTGTAATATGTGAAAATCTATGAGAAAGTGTTTAGGTGTGAAACCGCAACGAACACCACGGAAGAAATATTCGAGCTACAACACCTGAAACAAGGAACGTCATCTCTCAATGACAAGCTCATTATAACATCACTTAGCACACTTGTCAATACTTTTTTTAATTTTTTTCAAAATTTTTTTCTTTGGAGGGGCTGAAACCCCTTTTTTCACGCTTAAATCAGTGTCTTTATGTATCATATCCCTTAAAATCAAAGGTATCTCACTTAAAGGCTTGTCTTTCAGTTCAGGATAGTCAATCAAAAGATTGTCTACACAATCCTTAACAAGCGTCAACGCTTTACTTTCCACCGTACTTCACTCCTATTCTGTTTATATCTTTCAAGTAGCATATGACAACTTTGATTAAATCGTCAAGCAACTCGTAATGATTATTCAAGTTCGTAATTGTCGTTGTGTTATTTTCAGGTGAGTCCAACTCTCTGACTTTTAAACAATAACACTCATCAAAATCGTTATACGTTGCTGTAACTGCAATACTTAAATACTTCTTCAACGTCTTGTTATTTGCAACAAGCACTAAAAGGTCATCATCACGATTACTCGTCCAACTTAAATCGTTATGATTACTCTGAATTGCAGTCACTCGGCTCTTTGCAATTTCCATTATGTCATACTTCATCTTCCACATCTCCTTTCGTGAAACTATGATAACACAAACAATGAAATTCGTCAAGTGGCAATTACCCTCAT